TAGTCATGTCGCCTCCCATTGCATGACATACAGATATCCTGGCGAAATACCCGTGTTATAGTGTTTATCTCCACAGTCATTAATGACTGATCCCAGATCTACTGAACCCATAAATCGCGTGGGTCTATATGGATGCATCCATCCAGTAGATCAGGGATCAGCCCCGTAACTAAAGTCAGCTTCTCACTGACCGTTGAACGGGGATCACCGTACTTGCTTTTTCTGGTGCAAGTCCCATGAGTCAGTTATTATAAAGGCTCTTTAATTGACTCAGGAGCCTATTCTCGAATAATATCACATCTCATCTTTAATGATATTCTCCAAATTGTCGCAGGCATCAACTTTATATCCATACCACAAATACTTTGCTCCAAATAAATATGGAACATAATTTTCTTCATCTTCCATTGATGGTTCATTATAAAGCATTAACATATTTTCATAACTATCTGGATTAAACTCTGTCATTATTTCTTCTCCAATAATAAAATTCTTTTTTCTAAAATTTTAATATAATCTGTATTAAGTTTAATCATACTCATTAGTTCTTTCATCAAGTCTAATGTATCTTTAACACTCATCTTAACATCTTCATTCATATATTTCTCCTATATTTATGAATTAATAATATCACAGGATAATCCTAGTTTCAAGAAAAAAATGCAGGTGCGACAAAAATGACCAAGTCAAGAAAATAATTAAAGCTGCGACAATATGTCGCAGGTGCGACAGTATGTCATGTTTCACGTGAAACATAAATTTGATATAATGAGTTTCAATTAACCAAAGGAGTAGAATGACAAAAATAAGAATGAATACTGAACTACGAAATAAGTTGTTCAATAAAATAAAAAATGTCTTTGAGAATGAGGACACTCAAGAACGTGAGGCATATCTTCAAGCAAGGGAGTATGTTGATGAGCAATATATAACTGCAAGTGAACTTGCAAAAGAAGTTGTTGAGAGAGCATATCCACCAGAAGATGTTGCAACACTTAGAACTTTCAAAAAGAAATATGGAAGTCCTTGTGATGTTGTAGCAAAAGATAAATGTTTTTACTTTGCACACAACGAGGGTGTTGATGATGAGGGCGAACCAAAAGAAACTAAATCACATTTTGATTTTGGTTTGTTTGGCAATACCAATGGTAGTGAGTACGATCATACAGAGGGCAATCACTTTGCACTTGCATATTTTAGAGAAGATTTAAAAGCTATGGATTGCAACCCAGATATCTATGCACAACAAAAAGAAAACAAAGACAACCCACACAAAACAAAACATGTTGATGAGTGTTTAAAAGCACTTGGCAAAGTTGGTGGTAGTTATCATTCTTCTAATGATAATACAGGCATGACTAAAACATTTGATGACCAATATTATCTTGATGTCATTGGAACTTCTTATTGTCGTTCAAGAGCAATCGCCTGTACCAAAGACGAATACTCTAAATTTGAGGAGTGGCGAATTGCAAAAGGCAATCTAGTATCTAAACACCAAACATGGATTGATACAATCCAAAAACAATCCGACCAATTAAAAATTGGATTGAAAGCATACAGATACTTGAGTGAGGGAATTGAACTTGCTACTGAACTAGGTATTCAAGTTGATGAGGCAGAGTTAATTAGAACTAACTCAACAGGATTGACAATCTACAATCCTAGCAACCTTGCAAGTATGATTAAAGGTATGAAAAATAAAACAATGACGCGAGAACAAAAAATTGCGTTAAGAAAACAATATGACGAAAGCATAAATTAACACTTGACAATAGGGCTATTCTAATATAGGATAGTCCTATTAACTTAGAAAGGTATAATATGAAACTAGAAAATAATGATATGTTTGCAATCACATGGAACGCAGAAAAATATAAGAATAGAATATTTAGAAAAGCTTTATGGAATGATAAATGCAAACAATGGATAGGCAAACAAGGTAATAGATTATTAACTTACTTTGATCTTGACGCGAACGATTATAGAACTGCCAAAGATTACACAATAATCTTTGACCAAGAAGATAAGAGGGTACAATAATGGCACAACAGAATGAAGAACATTTTGAAGTTATAAGTAGCAACAAAGCAAAAGCACATGAAGAACAAAAAGAAATGCGTGAGGAATTACTTAGGTGGATTAAGTCTTGTGATAGATTTCAAATGCTAGAACTTTATAGTGAAATGAGAAGAATGAAAAGGAGTTATAAATAATGCCAAACAAACATTTTTGCCAAGGACCTAATTGCCATACACGTGTTACACAAGATAGATTTTTAAAATCTCGTGGAGTGATTAGAGGTCGTTATGCATACTGTGACATGGACAATCAAAATTGGTATTCGGGCTCAGATAAATATTTCTGTAGTCAAGCATGCAAGTTCGATTGGTTATCATTGAACATGGAAAACATTGAGCAAGGTCGACCGATAGAGTTTATCAGACACAGACGCGAGTCGGGTGGTTATGCTAAAGTTAAGAATGAGGAAAGTCGTTGGGGTCCAGAATATAGTATTGAAAGGGTGTGACAATTTGGACAATGGCTCATGGTTCTGGAATCTGGTATCATGGGTCATTAACAAACAAGGAGAAATATGAAAAACAGTATAACATGGTGGAACTACTCAATTGAGGAACTAGAACAAATGGCTGACAAAGACGGTAAAATTACCAAAGAGGCTATGGAAAAGTTTAACGAAGAAATGACAGAAGATCACGAGGCAGAACATAAATATTAACTGCGACACAATGCGCAATGGTGCTAACCGCACCATTGTGTTAATGTAGGTCATTAACAAACAAGGAGAAATATGACAGAACAAAAGACACATAAAAGAGTAAATAGATTCAGCGGTGAATCTGTAATGCTAACAAGAGAAGAAGCTAAAAAACATGACGCAATATTCTATTATGAATATATGGCAACTGAGGAAGATAAGAAATTAGGTTGGGGCGGTTCTAAACTATGGGACAAAGTAAGAGCCAACTTAAATTGGTTTAGACAAGAGAACCCAGACGCTTACATGGTTTTGTTAGACTAGTGTCAAGATAATATTACAGGGTGCGACAAAATGTCGCACCCAAACACAGAACACATACCCTCCTATGTGCGTTGCAATGTCCTGCGACAAAATGTCGCAGGGCAATAGAGGTACCAGGCCCAATGCAAAATTTGCAATTTTTTAAATAATGAATTAAGGTATAAATAAAAAGGGGTCCCTACGATACGTATTTAAACAAGGATTTAGATATTTATAAGCGTAAAATAGTTACTCTTTTTAAAACACATATCAAAAAATTTTTTAGAAAATTTTTTTCGAATGCACTATGGATATAGAGAAGTTAAAAAAGTTTGAGAAATTACCACCTGATGTAAAAAGACAATTAGCTATTTATATGGCTAAATGGAAAGATAAGAAAAAACAAGCAGATATTAAAAATGACTTCATGGCTTTTGTTAAACATGTATGGCCAGATTTTGTAGAAGGTAAACACCATAAAGAAGTTGCAGAAAAATTTAATCAGATTGCTCAAGGTAAAACAAAAAGAGTAATTATTAATATGGCACCTAGACATACTAAATCTGAATTTGCATCTTACTTATTACCCGCTTGGATGGTAGGTAGAAATCCTAAATTAAAAATTATTCAATCAACTAACACAACTGAATTATCTGTAAGGTTCGGTCGTAAAGCAAAAGCTTTAATGGATACACCTGAGTATAAAGAAGTTTTTGAAACTAGATTAAATCCTGATTCACAAGCCGCTGGTAAATGGGAAACTGAACAAGGTGGAGAATATTATGCTGCTGGTGTTGGTTCTGCTATTACTGGTCGTGGTGCCGACCTACTAATTATTGATGATCCACACACTGAGCAAGATGCAATGAATGCCCAAGCTTTAGAGAGAACTTATGAATGGTATACTTCTGGTCCACGTCAACGTCTCCAACCCGGTGGAACAATTATTATTGTAATGACAAGATGGAATGAAAAAGATTTAACGGGAAGATTAATTAAAGCACAAAAAGAAAATAAAGCCGATCAATGGGAAGTTATAGAATTTCCTGCAATCCTACCTTCTGATAAACCCCTGTGGCCGGAATATTGGAAGCTAGAAGATCTAGAAGCAGTTAAAGCATCTATTCCATTATCAAAATGGAATGCACAATATATGCAAAATCCAACTGGAGATGAAGGTGCATTGATTAAAAGAGAATGGTGGCAAGATTGGGAAGGTGATCTTCCTCCACTAGAACATGTTATACAAAGCTATGACACAGCATTTATGAAAAAAGAAACTGCCGACTATTCTGCTATTACTACTTGGGGTGTATTTCATCCAACAGAAGATAGCGGTCCTTGTTTAATTTTAGTAGATTGTCTAAAGGGAAGATATGAGTTTCCAGAACTAAGACGTATTGCAATGGAGCAATACGGTTACTGGAACCCGGAAACCGTAATCATTGAGGGCAAAGCTTCAGGGCTCCCACTTACTTATGAATTAAGAAAAATGGGAATTCCAGTAATTAACTTTACACCAAGTAAAGGTAATGATAAACATACGAGAGTTAATTCTGTTTCTCCATTATTTGAAAGTGGTAAGATATATGCACCAACAGATATGGATTTTGCACAAGAAGTAATTGAAGAGTGCGCTGCATTTCCTTATGGAGATCATGATGACTTAGTCGATTCTATGACTCAAGCAGTTATGAGATTTAGACAAGGTGGTCTAATTCAGCATCCCGATGATTATGAAGATGAGCCTTTACAAGCTAAACCAAAAGTGTATTATTAGTAATTATGGACAAACAAGCAATTCAAGATTTAGCAGAGTCAATAGCAGACGATATGGGTTATGACTATTTTGATATGACTCCTAGAATGCAAGCTAAAGTTTACGATATGGCTATGGACGATTTTTCAGATATGATGGCTGACAAAGCTGACATGATGAGAAAAAATGAAGCAGCCGGAGGCATGATGCGTTCTAACTATGCATTTGGTTCTGATGATAAAATGGACCAAGCTTCAGGGATCCAGAGTCTTAAAGGAACTAAAATGGCATCACAACCAGATCCAATGGCTGAGAAAAATGATATGTCTTTAGATTTATTTGGTAAGCCTTTAGAATTATTAGATGAAGAAGAGATGGAATATTTAGAAATGCAAATCCAAGATAGATATGGTAAAAGAGATGCTCCATCAATTAAAATGGCTAGCGATGATTCAGCGATGGATGAATATAAAAAATATATTTTTGAAATGCAAGAACAAGGAATAGAGCCAGTTTCATTTAAACAATTCTTAGATCAAATTTTATCAGAAGCCAGAGGTTAACATGGCCAAAGACATAGCGTCTTATTTCCTAGAAGAAGGACAACCAATTGTTCCTAAACCAAAACCAAAACAATATCTTAAAAGTTTAGAAGCTTTAAATACTAAAGCAGCTGTTAATACTTTATCACCAAAAACTTATACTAATTTAGTTGGACAGATTTCAAGAAAAGCATTCGACAATAAAGAAATATCTGCGTCAGATTATTACGATACAGTTATGCCATTGTTTGGTGAGACCGGTGAAATGGTTACTGAAAAAATAGAACAGTATGATGCTGAACTAGATAGATACGCAGATGGAGGTAGAGTAAATTTCGGTGAAGGATCTCCAGGTAAAAAAGGTGGTAATTATAATCCATCGGGTAAGAATCAATTTACAGATAAACAAAAATCAATAGAACAAATAAAAAAAATTCAAAAAGATAACCCTACTTTTCGTCCTAAAGATTTTAGAGGTGAAGGAAAATTAAATAAACCTGAACTTGGAAAAGAAAATTACAAAGGAAAACTATTAACAAAAGATGATATTTTAAGAGGAAAAGCAGCGGGCATAGTATTTCCTACAGGTAAAATAAAATTTAAAGATACAAGAGGAGATCAAAATTTAAAATCATCTCAGTTTAATAAAGCATCTCAAGGTTCTTCTATATCAATGGATAAGATAAATAACTTTTCACATTTTGCACCTAAATTAAAAACTTTCTTAACTTCAACACAAGACACTGGGCCATTAAAAGCAAAAGTTAATAGAGCTGCAGAAGGTTATGATAAAAAAGCTATAAAAATTGCAAAAGAACAAAAAAGATTAATTGATGAAAAACCAAAAAATTATAAATACTTATTAGAAGTTCAAAATGCAAAAGCAAGAAAACAGTCAATAATATCAAATGAAAAATTAGGAAAAGAAAATAAAAATTTAAAAGGAACTCTTGGATATTTTGTAGTTAATCCAAACACTAGTGAATTTAAATTAAAAGGTGTAGATAGAGCAAAAACATTTGCTGGTATATCTGGAGAAAAACAAGAATATAAAAAAATGGATTCATCTAAAAGAGTTGCATTTGGACCCACTCAATCTAAGGTTCAAGGTATTATAGATTTAATTAAATCAAAAGTAAAAGGTGCTGATATTAAAAGAGCATCTAATATAAGAATTCCAGGTGGAACAGACCAACTTGTTAAAGATCCTATGAGTGGATTAATAGGTTTAATTGACGTTAAAAAATTAATTAAGAAACCATATAATGACTAAAAGACTAACCACTACAACACCCCCTAAATCAGGACCCATGCCTCAGGGGTTGAATATTAATTATAATACTGTTAAAACAGTCAAACAATCTGGAGAAAAAATAAATGGCGGATATAGACAAAGCACTTCCCAACGAAGTAAGAAAAGAATTTGAATTACCTAGTCAAGAAGAAGTTCAAGAACAAATAGTTGAAGAAGTAACGGAAGAACAGCAATCACCTGATGATGTAGAAGTCACAGAAAATGAAGATGGTTCAGTTGATATTAATTTAGATCCAAAAGCTGCATCGCCAGAAGGTGGTGACGAGCATTATTCAAACCTTGCAGAATTTTTACCTGATGATGTTTTAGGAGAATTATCTTCTGACTTAAATAATAAATATATGGACTACTCTTCTTCAAGAAAAGAGTGGGAACAAACCTACACTAAAGGATTAGACCTTTTAGGTTTTAAATATGATAACAGAACAGAACCTTTTCAAGGAGCTTCAGGTGCAACACACCCAGTTCTTGCAGAAGCAGTTACACAGTTTCAAGCATTAGCTTATAAAGAATTACTTCCAGCAGATGGACCAGTTAGAACTCAAGTTTTAGGAATGCCTACTCCTGATAAAACACAACAAGCAACTCGTGTTAAAGATTTTATGAATTATCAAATAATGGAAAAGATGAAAGAGTATGAACCAGAGTTTGATCAAATGTTATTTAATTTGCCACTTGCGGGTTCTGCTTTCAAAAAAGTTTATTATGATGACATGGAACAAAGAGCAGTATCAAAATTTGTTCCTGCAGATGATTTAATTGTACCCTACACAGCTACTTCATTAGATGATGCAGAAGCAATTATTCATCGAGTAAAAATTTCTGAAAATGATTTAAGAAAACAACAAGTAGCAGGTTTTTATAAAGATGTAGAAATTGGAAAACCTCAAGACAAAGACACTGAAATTGATAGAAAAGAAAGAGAAATTGAGGGAGTCTCAAAAACAAAAGATGAAGATGTATTTACATTATTAGAATGTCATGTTGATTTAGATTTAGAAGGTTTCGAAGATATGAATCAAGAGACTGGTGAGCCCTCAGGAATTAAAATACCTTACATCGTAACTTTTATAGAAGGATCACACGAGATTTTATCTATTAGAAGAAATTATGAATCAGGTGATCCAATGAAAAGAAAAATACAATATTTCATACATTTTAAATTTTTACCAGGTTTAGGTTTTTATGGTTTCGGTTTAATTCATATGATCGGCGGATTGTCACGTACTGCAACAAGTGCACTTAGACAATTACTAGATGCAGGAACATTATCTAATTTACCTGCTGGATTTAAAATGAGAGGTATTAGAATTAGAGATGATGCACAATCAATTCAACCAGGTGAATTCAGAGATGTAGATGCACCAGGTGGTAATCTAAGAGATTCATTTATGATGTTACCTTTTAAAGAACCGTCACAGACTTTATTAAGTTTGATGGGTGTTGTAGTAAACGCCGGTCAAAGATTTGCATCGATTGCAGATTTACAAGTTGGTGATGGCAATCAACAAGCAGCAGTAGGAACAACAGTAGCTCTACTTGAAAGAGGAAGTAGAACAATGTCTGCGATTCACAAAAGAATTTACTCAGCTCTTAAAAATGAATTCAGAATTTTAGCTAGAGTATTCAAGTTATATCTACCACAAGAATATCCGTACGATGTAGTTGGGGGTCAAAAAATGATTATGCAATCTGATTTTGATGATAGAGTAGATATAGTGCCAGTTGCTGACCCTAACATTTTTTCTCAAACACAGCGTATTTCACTTGCGCAAACGGAACTCCAGCTGGCACAATCTAATCCACAAATGCACAATATGTATCAATCATATAGAAATATGTATGAAGCATTAGGTGTAAAAAATATTGACCAAGTTTTAATAAGACCACAACAACCAGCTCCTAAAGATCCAGCGTTAGAACATATTGATGCTTTAGGTGGAGCACAGTTCCAAGCATTTCCTGGACAAGATCATAGAGCACATATAACTGCTCACTTAAATTTCATGGCAACTAACATTGCAAGAAACAATCCAATGGTAATGGCAAGTTTAGAAAAAAATATTTTTGAACATATTAGTCTAATGGCTCAAGAACAAATTGAATTAGAATTCAAAGATGAGTTAGTACAAATGCAACAGATGCAAATGGCTATGCAACAGAATCCACAAATGGCACAACAGATGCAAATGCAGTTCATGATGATGCAACAAAGAGTGGAAGCTAGAAAAGCACAACTAATTGCTGAAATGATGGAAGAATTTATGAATGAAGAAAAGAAAATTACTTCACAATTTGATAATGATCCTATTGCTAAACTAAGAGAAAGAGAATTAGATCTTAGAGCAATGGAAAACCAACGTAAAAAAGAACAGGATGAAGAGAGAATGAATCTTGATAAGATGAAAACTATGATGAACCAGACAAATCAAGAAGATAAGCTTCAACAAAATGAAGAATTAGCAAATTTAAGAGCTGATACTTCAATTGAAAAAACTATTCTTAGTAAAACTATACCAAGTGCAGACTCAATGATGAAAAACACCGGTAATATGGTTCCAAATGTTGAAATCATGCGTAAAGGTTAGTGACAATTAAGAAAAAAACAGTTAAAATAAAATAATTAAGGAGAAAATATGGAAAAATTAGATAAAATTAAAGAAGTTAAAGTTTCTGAACAGCAAATTGAGATTGATCCAAGATCAAAAACAACTGCTGATGGTGCTTATAACTATATTGGTACTGGTGGACCTGAAGAAGAAGTTCAAGGTCAAGGTGCAGTACTAGCAGAGAAAAAAAGAAAATCAAAAGCTTACTAACATGTGGTTTCAGGCAATTAAATTAGCCGTTTCTGCTGGAAGTAAAATATACGCTAACAAGCAGAAGACTAAAATGGCAATGTCAGATGCACAGTTAATGCATGCGTCTCGTATGGCCGAAGGAAAAGAAGCTTACCAAGGAAAACTATTAGAAGCACGTCAATCGGACTGGAAGGACGAGGCGGTTTTGGTAATTCTATCGGCGCCCATCGTAATTTTGGCGTGGGCAGTTGTAAGTGAGGACCCAACAGCGATGGACAAGGTGAAATTGTTCTTTGATATGTTCTCTACGCTTCCGAGCTGGTTCACAAATTTATGGATCCTTGTCGTGGCGAGCATCTATGGTATAAAAGGTACACAAATTTTTAAAAATAACGGAGGAAAAAAATAATGAGAAAAAAATTTAGTAATGGTGGAAATGGTTTAACCAAAGCACAAAAAACTTTACCTACTGAGTTAAAGAAAAAAATTTTAATGGCTAAAGGTAAAAAGAAAAAAGAAAAATCACCTATATCTAAAATGGTTAAAACGTAATGGCTAAACTTTGTTCAAAAGGAAAAGCAGCAGCGAAGCGTAAATTCAAAGTTTATCCTTCGGCGTACGCAAACATGTACGCTTCAGGAGTTTGCTCAGGTAAAATTACACCAGGTGGTAAAAAAGGAAGTAGAAAAAAAGCATCAACCGGTGGTCACATGGTTGCTGGTTTAGCAAGAAGAAAAAGAGTGGCGTGTGCGTAGTTATTATTCAGAAGGTGGTTTAAGAAAATGGGTATCAGAAAAATGGGTAGACATTGGAGCACCGAAGAAAGACGGCAAGTATCAACCATGCGGGAGAAGCAAAGGCTCAAAGAGGAAATATCCAAAATGCGTACCACTTGCAAAAGCCACACGGATGACAAAGTCGCAAAAGGCGAGTGCTGTCAAACGAAAACGAGCAGCGGGTAATCCCGGTGGTAAACCAACTAACGTAAAAACATTTGCATAATGAACTTAGAAAAAGATTTAAAAGAATTAAGAAGACAAAAACAATTAAAAGAATCTGCTATTGCTCAACTTAGAAAAAGAAGTAAAGACTCTATTGCAAGACCTAGAGCAGAAAAAAATATGTTATCAACTAATCCAGAGATGCAAAAAATATAATGAATAAATATAATAAAAAAACAAAAGAAAAAGATTCTTCAACAGAAAAATATAAATACGGTCGAGATGAAAGTAAAAATAATATTGAAGATTTACCTAGAGGTTTACAAATAGATACTACTACAGGAAAAGGAACTACTATTACTAGACTTAAAAAAGCAAAAGGTGGATCAATTAGAAAAACAACAAAAGGACCAGGAGCTAATTACAGACCAACTAAATCTGGAGCTGGTATGACTGCTAAAGGTGTAAAAGCTTATAGAGCAGCAAACCCTGGATCAAAATTAAAAACTGCAGTAACAGGTAAAGTTAAAAAAGGTTCAGCTGCTGCAAAACGTAGAAAATCATATTGTGCAAGATCAGCCGGACAACTTAAAAATTCATCAGCTAAAACTAGAAATGATCCTAATTCAAGAATTAGACAGGCAAGAAGACGTTGGAAATGCTAGATAAATTTTTATATAGTTTTTTTGGTGGATTAGATACTATGTTTTCTAAATTAGAAACATGTTCTATAAAAGTTACTGAATGGTGCTGGCATTCAAGAGTTAATTTATTACATAAAAGGAGAAAGAAAAATGTTGAACGAAGAACTAGTAATATTAAATAAAATACAAAGACAGCTCAAAGAACAATATCAATCTATTGGAGATAATATGATTGGTGGAGGTGTTGACAATATGGAAAAATACAAGTATATGATGGGACAGGCACATGCCTATTTAAGAATATCACAGGAAATATCAAACCTGCTAAATCCTAAGGAGGAAAAAAATGATACTGAAAGACCAGAAAACGTCGTCGACTTCGGAAGAACCGAAAGTTAAATCGGCACTATTAGATAAATACAAAGATGATCATCAAAAAGAAGTTGATGGTTATGAAAGATTAAAAACAAAAGAATCTTCTAAACTACCTAAACCAACTGGATGGAGACTTGTAGTTCTTCCATTTAAAATGCCAGAAAAAACTAGAGGTGGATTGTATCTTGGACAAGATACACTTGAGAGACAACAAGTAGGTTCTACTTGCGGTCTAGTTCTTGCTATGGGACCACACTGTTATGATAAAGAAAAATTTCCTGAAGGAGCTTGGTGTAAAAAAGGAGATTGGGTAATTTTTGCAAAATATGCTGGATCAAGAATTCAGATTGATGGCGGAGAAGTAAGATTGCTAAATGATGATGAAGTTTTAGCAACCATCGATAAACCCGAAGATATACTTCATCAATATTAACCACATAGGAGGAAACTATGCAACAAGAAGAAAATAAAACAGTAGATATAGATACAACTGGTCCATCAATGGATGTTGATATCGCTGAAGAAAAAAATCAAACAGAAATCGAACAACCGGAAATAAAAGAAGAACCGACTGTAAGACCTGTTGTAGAAGATGAAACAGTTCCAGAAGATAAGACTCATGAAAATGAACGTCAAATTAAATTGGAAAATTCATCTGAAGAACCTAAAGAAGATGAGCTAAAACAATATTCTGAAGGTGTTCAAAAAAGAATAGCAAAGCTTACTAAAAAATGGAGAGAAGCTGAGAGACAAAAAGAAGAAGCTTTAACTTATGCTGAAAGAGTTATGCAGGATAAGAAAAAAGTTGATGAAAAAATCTCTAAGCTAGAACCAGGATTCATGAAATCTACAGAAGAATCTATTACATCTGGATTAGAATCTGCTAAAGCAAGATTAGCTGCTGCTAGAGAAGCAGGGGATATAAATGCTGAAGTAGAAGCTCAAACTATGATTTCTGAACTAGGTTATAAACAAGCTAGATTTTTAGAAGCTAAAATAAGTCAAGAACAGGAAAGTAAACTTAAAGAAACTGAGGTTGCAAAACCTGAAGTTAATTTAAATAGACAAGAAGTAGCACAAGGAACACCGGATCCTAAAGCTTCATCATGGGCAGAGAAAAACACATGGTTTGGTAGAGATAGCGCTATGACTTATACTGCTTTTGATTTACATAAGAAATTAACAGAAGAGGAAGGTTTTGATCCTCAATCTGATGAGTATTATTCTGAAATAGATAAAAGAATAAGACTTGAATTTCCCCACAAATTTGTTAATAATGAACAAAAGGTGGAAACGGCTAAACCTGTACAGACAGTTGCATCTGCAAAAAGAAGTACTAAATCTGGTCGCAAAACTGTGAGACTCACTTCATCACAGGTAGCAATAGCTAAAAAATTAGGAGTGCCGCTAGAAGAATATGCGAAACAATTAAATATCACGAAGGAGGTATAAGCATATGGAAAATAATAATGATAAAAGAACCTCGCGTGCGAGTCAAACTAGAGAAAAAACAGCTCAGAAAAAAGTTTGGTCTCCACCATCAAGTTTAGATGCACCCCCTGCACCGGCAGGTTTTACGCACAGATGGATTAGAGCAGAAACCTTAGGATTTCACGACACTAAGAATGTCGCTGGAAGAATAAGATCAGGATATGAATTAGTTAGATCTGATGAATATCCAGATTCTGATTATCCACAAGTAGAAGACGGTAAATATAAGGGAGTGATCGGAGTTGGTGGCCTTGTGCTGGCAAGGGTACCGGAAGAAATCGCACAACAACGTACTGACTATTATACAAAACAAGCTCAGGACAATGTTGAAGCAGTTGACAACGATTTAATGAAGGAACAGCACCCAAGTATGCCTATCAATATTGATAGACAAACTCGTGTAACCTTCGGTGGTTCAAAGAAAAGTTAATTTTTTAACGATTCCTACCCAACGAATAAAATAAACCCGTGAGTGGAGGCCCGAAAGGGTAGCTCACAAAAGGAGAAAATATAATGGCAAACCAAGACGCAGCTTTCGGTTTGAAAGCAATAGGAAAAGTTGGCCAGAATAGAGACAACCAAGGTTTATCCGAATATAGTATTGCAGCAAATGCAGCAGCAATTTACCAAGGTGATCCTGTCGAAATGGCAGCCACTGGTACAATTACTGTAGCGGCAGCAACAGATACTTTATTAGGACCACTAAATGGTGTTTTCTATACTGATGCTTCTACAAGCAAACCAACATGGGCAAACCATCTGAATGCAAGTAATACTGCAACAGATATCGTAGGATTCGTTTCTGACGACCCTTACGAAAGGTTTGAAGTACAATCAGACGGCGCAACTGCAGCAGCAGACGTCGGAATGAATGCTGACATTGCATACACAGCTGGTAGTTCACCAGACTATGTATCAAAAGTAGAATTAGATCACTCTGATCTTAAAACTGCAACAGCACAATTAAGAGTACTTGCAATATCTAATGATCCAAGTAATGACACAGCAGGTTCTGCTAATGTTAATTTGGTAGTTATGATTAACGAGCACTTTTTAAAAGGAACGGTAGGTATATAATGGCCATAAGTAGAGGACAACTAGTTAAAGAACTAGAACCAGGTCTAAATGCACTATTTGGACTTGAATATAAACGTTACGAAAATCAGCATGCTGAAATATACACTACTGAATCTTCAGACAGAGCGTTTGAAGAAGAAGTTATGTTATCAGGTTTTGCTCAAGCACAGACTAAGTCTGAGGGTGCTGGTGTAGTTTTTGACAATGCTCAAGAAACTTACACTTCAAGATACACTCACGAGACTGTAGCTTTAGCGTTTTCAATCACTGAAGAAGCGGTTGAAGATAACCTATACGACAGACTTGGAAGTAGATATACTAAAGCATTAGCTAGATCTATGGCGAACACTAAACAAGTTAAAGCGGTTAACCCATTAGTTAATGGTTTTGGTACATTCACTTCAGGTGATGGTTCTGCATTATTTGCAACTAACCACCCTACAATTAGTGGAACTGTATCTAACACATTAGCAACGGCTGCCGACTTGAATGAAACTTCATTAGAGCAATCATTAATCGATATTGCTGCAATGACAGACGAAAGAGGTCTAAAAATTGCTGCAAGAGGTGTAAAAATGATTATTCCTTCTGAGCTTCAATTCACTGCTGAGAGATTAATGAAATCTCAAGGTAGAGTTGGTACTGCTGATAATGATATCAATGCAATCGTTTCTATGGGAATGGTTCCTCAAGGTTATAGAGTGAACAATTTCTTAACTGATCCAGATGCATTCTACATTATCACAGACGTGCCTAATGGTATGAAGTACTTTGAAAGAGCAGCTATTAAAACTGCTATGGAAGGTGACTTCGACACTGGTAACGTAAGATACAAAGCTAGAGAAAGATACTCATTTGGTGTATCTGACTATAGAGGTATTTTTGCATCACCAGGTGCATAATAATTAGAAATTTTGAGGCGAGACACAATCTCGCCTCATTATTAAAATAGAAAGAAAAAATGACTCAATATAAATACTTAGTAAAAATATTTACAAAACATCTTCAAACAAAGTTTGAAATCGAAAGTGATAAAGAGATAAATAATGCGGATGAGCTAAATAAACCCATTATTGACTTTTTAGGAAAATATGATATAAAATGGGAAAAAAATGATCTTCAGTTTACAAGCACTGGAAATGATTTTTACATAACCTATGAGGAGGTTACAAATGGCTCAGGACAACATGGTATTGTTCGCAAAGAAACTGAAACTCGAATCTAAATGGAACGAGTTGTTTCTTGAAAACAAAGGACAAATAACACCTGAAATGTCTGTTCTTGGTGATGAGATCAAAATAGTAATTAGATCAATTATCAGGGAACAAGAGATTAGAAGTCAAATTAACGAAAAAGATTACGAAGTACATCTTTACGCTGGTTAATTAAGACTGATACATTGTTGAAAATAGTATTTCTTCGTAGGGATTTCTTGCACTTTTTTATAATTTAATATATAAATTATTTACTATACATAAATTAATATTTCGCATGGACGCAGTATAGTCGACGGCCTAGAGACTATGTGAAATTTAACTAGGAGAATAATCATGGCAAATACTACATTTACAGGACCAGTAACTTCATTAAATGGTTTTATTGGTGGACCTAATCCAAATGCAGGTGACACTCAACAAGGTGGAACTAACACTTGGTCTGTTACTGACGCAAACACTGTTACTAATGGAACTGATTCATTAGAAGCAGCTAGTAATGAAGGCGTAATGATTTACGTTGATAATGGTGCAGCAGGCGCAGCAGTATATGCTTTTTCAGATGGAACAAACTGGAAAAGATGTGATACACTTGCAAACATTGCTTCATCGTAATAAATAATTATTGTGGGGCTTCGGCCCCACTTAAATTTAATAGGAGAAAACAATATGTCATCAGACCAAAAATTTACAACACTTACAGCTGACGGACAGGTAAAAACTGCTTCAGGTGGATCAACTAATATTGGACCATCTAGAGTTACATACATTCAAGCTACGGGAGTTACTAATATAAAACTTTATGATGCAGCAACTGCATCTGGAGCTATTGTATTTGAATCTACTTTTGGAAGTGAAGGATTAGATATGTATATACCTGGAAACGGAATTAGATTTCAAAATACTATCTATGCAGATGTAACTGGATCAGGATCTGTTACTATCGGATATACTGGCTAGGAGGCTAAATGGCTAACACTACCTCTGGAACTACAATCTTTGAAAAAGGTTTTTCTATATCCGATATAGTAGAAGAAGCTTATGAAAGAATTGGAATACAAGGTGTTTCGGGTTATCAATTAAAGGGAGCAAGACGTTCTTTAAATATAATGTTTCAAGAATGGTCTAATAGAGGTTTACACTATTGGGAAATTGCAAACAATTCAATTACATTAGTAAATAATAAATCAACATACACAATGTTTAGATCAACAGCTGATGGCACATCGGATGCAACCGCTGTCTATGGTGTTGATGATATTTTAGAAGCAAGTTATAGAAACGCTTCTAATATTGATACGCCTCTCACAAAAATAAGTAGATCTACTTATCAAGCTTTATCAAATAAAACTTCTACAGGAAATCCAACACAGTATTTTGTTCAAAGATTTATCGATAAAATTACAGTTACTTTGTATTCAACTCCAGGAACATCTGAAGCCGGAAACTTTTTTAATTATTATTATGCAAAAAGAATTCAAGATGCTGGAGACTATACTAACGATGCAGATGTGCCTTATAGATTTGTACCTTGTATGGTAGCTGGACTTGCTTATTACTTAGCAGTTAAAAATGCACCGGATAGAGTTGAAATGTTAAAAATGTTATATGAAGATGAATTACAACGAGCTTTACAAGAAGATGGATCTTCTTCTAGTTCTTTCATAACTCCTAAAACTTATTATCCAGGTATATAATGGCAAAACTATCTAGAGGAAAATATGCACAAGCAATATCTGATAGATCAGGTATGGCATTTCCTTATAATGAAATGGTAACCGAATGGGATGGAAGTTTTGTACACAATTCAGAATTTGAATCTAAACAACCACAAATACAACCAACAAGATTTACAGGTGATCCTCAAGGATTATCAAATGCAAGACCAGATAGAACTGAACCCGCTACAGAAAATTTATTACCGGGAAATCCTTTGAGTCTAACTTTAGGTTCTTCCACTGTAACTGTTACAGAACCTGCACATGGAAGATCAACAAATGATACTGTTGTTTTTAGAAATGTAAACGGAAGTCCGGGAGGACTGGTGTATTCTTTATTTGAAAATGGTTCAGGATTTAGTATAACAGTTATTAATACAAATAGTTATAGCTTTAATTGCGGAAGTAATGCAACTGTAACGGAAAAATCAGGAGGAATGTTTGTAACTGCAGGACCAGTTACTCTAACACCATAATGGCATACACTTTAACAAATTTACAAGATGATATTAGAAACTATACAGAAGTAGATGATTCTGTTTTGAATACAGGTATTCTAAATACAATAATTAAAAATGCAGAAAATAGAATTTATAGAGAAGTAGATTCTGATGATAATAGATTTTATGCAACTTCAAACTTAGCAGCTGGAAGTAGATATGTTACAATACCATCTGATTTAAGATTTATTAGATACGTTCAATTAACAGATTCTAATGGTAAACAAACTTTTTTAGATAAAAGAGATACTAGTTTTATGGCTGAGTATTATAATACTCCAGGTACTGCTTCTGGAATACCTAAGTATTATGCTAATTGGGATGCTAATTATTGGGTAGTAGCACCTACACCAAATAGCACTAATTTAATCACTTTAGCTTATACAAAGCAACCAGATTCAATAACAGCTTCACCGGGAAGTACACAAGGAACTTACACAAGTAATAAATATCAGGATTTACTTTTGTATGGATGTCTGGTAGAAGCATATGGATACTTGAAAGGTCCTGTAGATATGTTACAATACTACGAAGGATCTTTTAATAAAGCTTTACAATCGTACGCGATCGAACAACAAGGTCGTAGACGCCGGGACGAATGGCAAGATGGGGCCCTTCGAACACCTCTTAAATCTCAATCACCATCATAATTTAAGGAGACAATTAAATGGCAAATATAGTACCTGACTCTTTTAAAACAGACCTACTTGGTGGCGTGTTTGATTTTGATTCATCTGGTGGATCAACTTTTAAACTAGCGCTTTACAGTAATATTACTGGTTTTAGTACTTCAACAACTGCTTATACAACTACTAATGAAGTTTCTTCATCTGGTACAAACTATACTGCAGGTGGAAATACTTTAACTAATAATGGTGTAGCGGTATCAAGTAACATTGCATTCGTTGACTTTGCAGATTCTACTTTTAGTTCTGTAACTTTAACTGCAACAGGAGCACTGATTTATAAAGGTTCAAGTAATGAAGCTGTATTAGTTTTAGACTTCGGTGGATCAAAAACTGCAACTAACGGTGATTTCGTTGTTCAGTTTCCAACTGCTGATTCTTCTAATGCAATCATTAGACTTGGCGACGCGTAATATTTTTAAGGAACACAAATGGCGTTAGTAGTAAATGATAGAGTAAAAGAAACAAGTACGACTACTGGTACTGGCACATTCACTTTGGCTGGAGCGGTAACTGGTTTTGAAACTTTTTCTTCTGCTATTGGAAATGGTAATACGACTTACTATGCAATATCTTTACAAGGTGGAGCAGAGTTTGAAGTTGGTCTTGGGACCGTTGCGGCTGGAACATTAGCTAGAACAACTATTATTTCTTCATCTAACTCAGATAGCGCTGTTAACTTTTCAGCAGGCACAAAAGATGTATTTTGTACTTTACCTGCTAGTAAAGCAGTTTATAAAGACGCTTCAGGTGTTGTTGATGGGGTACCAAGTAACGGATTCGTCATTGCTATGTCGATTGCATTATAGTATAAGGAATAAATTATGGCACAAAACTTTAGAAATTATCTAACAAGAGAAACAGGAACTTCTGCAGTAGATGCTTTAGGCGGAGCTGCAAATAGTTTTGATACTTTAATTAGTGTTAGAATGGCTAACGTTACTACTTCAACAATTAATGTTGAAGCTTACATTAGAAGATCGTCAGCAAATTATTATTTAATTAAAAATGCGCCAGTTGTAAGTGGCGGATCATTAGAACTTATTGATGGAGGCTCGAAGATAGTACTTGCTTCAGGAGATCAGCTATTTGTTAAATCAGATACAGCTTCTTCTTTAGATACTGTCGTTGGCGCTGTAGATGATATAAGTACATAAGGATAATCATGGCTTATTTAGGAAACGCACCAAAACAAAATTTAAATACCATGAACTCTCAACAGTTCAATGGTAATGGATCCACGGTCAATTTTACATTAAGTCAAAGTGTTTCAAACACTGCAGAAGCAGAAGTATATGTTGGAAACGTTAGACAAGATCCGTTTTCCGCTTACTCAATATCAGGTGGTACAACTTTAGCTTTCACAGAAGCCCCACCATCAGGCACAGCAAACATCTATGTAGTGTTTCAAGGTAAATCTACGGGTAGCATTAACCCAGGAGAAAACAGTATTCAAGCAGGAATGATTTCTGCAATCAATGGTGGATATAAAAACCTAGCAACAGTTTCAGAAACAATTACAGTTCCTGCAACGGACAACATGATGTTATGTGGTCCAGTATCATTTACAGCAACAGTCACAGTAAACGGGACATTAACGGTAGTATAATATGGCAACATTATTTGTAGATAAAATAGACCCACAATCAGGAACAAGTTTAAGTTTAGGAAGTTCTGGAGATACTTTACAAGCCACTGCTGGAACTACAAATAATTTAGGGATTTCAGAAGCTGATAATTGGAGAATTACAGTTTTTCAAAATATTAATGCTGATACAGATACATTAATAAATTCATCTTGGGAAAGAAACGATACTGATTTTGAAAAAATAGGAACAGGATTAACAGAAAATAGTGGTATTTTTACTTTTGCAACTACAGGAAAATATTTAATTTCTTTACAAGTAGTTTTGCAAAGAACAGGAGATATGAGATATGTTAGTGGTCAAATTCACATATCAACAGATAGTGGTAGTTCTTTTAATGAAAGAGCAAGGTCATTTACAAATATAAAACAAACTAGCTCAGCAACTTATGGAAGTATGGTAGCTGTATGTATGGTAGACGTTACAAACGCATCAACTTTTAGATTGAAATTTATAACTGGTGGAGATGAAACTTATGGTCTTGAAAACTCTACAACTTTACAAAGAACAGGTTTTTACTGTTTAAGATTAGGAGATACATAGGATAATGGGAACAATTAAAACAACAAATATAGAACCAATCGCGGACAACGGCACAGTAACCCTGGGTAGTTCTGGGGATACGTTTACTCTAGGTTCAGGTGTTGTGCAAAGTAATTTAAACAACCCAGCTTTTGTAGCTTATAGGTCTCCAAGTTCACAATCAATTCCAAGTGGAACTAATACAAAAGCTATATTTGATGCAGAATTATTTGATACAGATAGTGCTTATGACACAAGTACTGGAGCATTTACTGTTCCAAGTGGGAAAGGTGGAAAATATAATATATTTTTTACTATTTTTATAGACGATTTAGATGACCAAGATGTTTTACTAGGAATAATTTATAAAAATGGTTCTGCTACTACAAATCCAGTATATCAAAATCAAGTTTTTGCAAGTAAAGGTACTCAAAATACTTTTTTAAATTTTTCAAGCGTTATGAGTTTATCAGATAGTGATTATATTGAAGTTTATGTTCAACATGATCAAGGAGCAAATCAAAATTTAAGAGCACCACATTCACATTTCGGTGCATACAGGATAGGATCATAATCATGGCATCAATTATAAAAGCAAATCAACTACAGGACTTTGGCGGTAACAGCATTTTAACGTCTGATGGTGCAGGTAATCTTACTACGCAGAAGATTAACTATCCAGCTTTTCATGCATTTTTAAATTCAACTCAAGATCTTTCAAATGGCGTTCGTACAAAAGTTGCGTTTGCAAACGAAGAATTAGATACGGATAATTGCTATGATACTAGCGCATATCGTTTTACTCCGACAGTTGCGGGTGAATATCTCATCTATACACAAGCAGTTTTAACTGCATCAGCTAATACAAATTTTGTTGATGGAGATATTAATATATATAAAAATGGAAGCGTTATAGCTCAGCAATCTTTTAATTTTCAAAGTAATCCTGGAAATTCTTGTAATGGCAGTATTTCTAGAATAGTTAATTTTAATGGTTCATCAGATTATGTAGAAAGTTTTGCACAAATAAATACAAATAATTCTAATCAAAAAGTTTTAGGAAGTTCTTCAACAGGCTTTACTTTGTTTGGTGGATTTAGGATAGGAAGTTAATTATGGCATTAAGTAGAATAGATACAACAAACATGATCGAGGATGTACCTCAATCGAAACTTGATAATAATATTAACTTCAGAAACATCATCATCAATGGTGACATGAGCATAGCACAAAGAAGCACATCTGTTTCTGGGATTACTGGAACTGGTTATAATACAGTAGATAGATTTTCTCTAACGAATACTGGTTTAGGAACTTGGACACAATCACAATCAACTGATGTACCAACTGCTCAAGGTTTTGCAAAGTCTTTGAAAATGGATTGCACAACAGCTGATGGTAGTCCAGCAAGTGGTGATTTGTTACAATTAAGAACTGCTTTTGAAGGTCAAAATTTACAATATCTAAACTTTGGAACTTCATCTGCAAAAAGTTTAACTTTATCGTTTTGGGTTAAGTCTAATAAAACAGGCACATATACAATGGTGTTTTTTCATAGAGACGCTTCTAAAATGTTTTCTAAATCTTATACAATTTCATCTGCTAATACTTGGGAAAAGAAAACAATAACTGTTATTGGAAATACTGCTAATGGTATTGATAATGATAATGCTAGAAGTTTTGATGTTTGGTTTAATCTAGGTGCTGGAAGTAATTTTACATCTGGTAGTTTATCATCTAGTTGGGAAGCAGATGCAGACGCTAATTATGCAGTAGGTCAAGTCAACCTTGCAGATAGCACATCAAACGAATGGTACATTACAGGTGTACAATTAGAAGCTGGAACAACTGCATCTGATTTTGAGTTCTTGCCTGTTGATGTGAATTTATTGAGATGTCAGAGGTATTATTTTAAAACTACTGAA